ACGGCTGGGTACAGTTTCCCTCTCCCCGCCGGCTACTCCATGCGGGAAGTACTCTGCATGATCGCGGCGGCCTACGCGGGGAACTTCGTGATATCCCCTACGGGAGAGCTGCGGCTGGTGAGTATGTTCGACATTCCGCCGGAGACCAGGAACCTGATCACGGAGGACGGCTACAAGATCACCGTCGGCGGCATTTACATTCTTGTTTGATGCGAGGTGCGGAATATGGCAGAGAGTTTTAACCTGCTCCGGCGGGTGAAAAGTCTGGACACTTCCCCGGAGCTGCCCGTTTACACCGGTGTAGTGATATACGCCGGGCAGGACGAGGAAGGAAACAACATTGAATACAGCGCAGGAGACCGAACGGGAACTGTGCTGGAAATCACCAACGACTGGGGCAGCCAGGCACAGGCGGACGCAATCTACGAAAAGATCCGCGGATTCCGCTACCAGCCCTACAGTGCCAGCGGCACAACCATTGACCCTTCTGTAGAAATCGGCGACGCTGTGACCATTGCGGGCACCTACGGTGGCGTGTTCCTGCGGGCTACAGATTACCGGGACACTACCAGCAGCCTGGAAGCTCCATCCAACGAGGAAATCGAGCACGAGTTCCAGGTGCAGTCCCCCACCAATCGGCAGTACGAGCGATTCACCAGAACCGTCCGTGCAGACCTGACCTTGAAGGCCACGCAGATCAAGGCAAAAGTGGAACGGAAGGAAGGCGACGAGACATCAGACTTTTGGTGGGACTTGCAGGCGGACGGATGGGCTGTCGGCACAAAGGAATCCAAGATTTTCGGCGTTGACAAGGACGGCGCTTATGTCAACGGAGAGATTCGGGCAACTTCCGGTACCATCGGAGGATACACAATCAAAAACGGCTGTCTGTGCACCAACGGACAGACGTGGGGCGGAACGAACAGCAAAGGCATCTACCTCGGTCCCGAAGGAATTCAGTGCGGGAAGAGCTTTAAGGTTGATATGAGTGGCAACCTGGAAGCCACAAGCGGGAAATTTGGGAGCCTGACCATTAATACCAAGACGCAGCAGGTCTCTGGTAATTACTACGGTAATCTGGGCGGGTGCGGTGGATCTGTATCTGGTCTATCCGGCAGCGTCAGCGGCATTACAGGGAGCCTGTCAACTGGAATCAATGTTGGGGAAGTAGGTATTGGCACATATGTTGGAGATATCGTGGCTGGCAAAATCACAGCCGATCTTATCAATGCAAGGATGACATCTACGAAAGTACTTTTGCTTGATAATAAAAGATACGGCGATTTGGCTATACGTTATACAAGGCCAGACGGGTCATCCAGCCTGGTCCATGTGCTCGCAACGCAAGACTGACAAGGAGGAACAAATGGAAGAGATCATCACCTTGATTACCAGAGTTATCGGTACTTTGGACACCATTCCCGTCTGTGGAATCGACAATCAGGACAAGTTTGTGGGTTGCTGCCAGGCCCTGCGGAGTGTCCAGTCTAAGCTTGCGAAATTGACAGAAAAAGAAGACACGGAGGAGGTAAATACGGATGGCTGATAAATCCATAGAGCAGCTGACTGAAGCTGAGAAGGTCTACACATCCGACCTTTTCCTTTTGCAGCAGTCCGGAGCGGCCAAGAAACTGAGCGGAAACACGCTGAAGAACTGGCTGCTGGAAATCGCTGAAAGCCTGGGCGGTATCGCAAGCATCAAAAAGGTAAGCACCTCCGGCTTGGTGGATACATACCGCATCACCTACGCCAAGAGCACCGAGACAACGGACTTCACTGTCACGAACGGCGCTAAGGGTGACAAGGGCGACAATATGTACATTTGGATCAAGTACACCGGTGCGCGGCCTACCGCAAGCTCCCACGCTATTGGCGACACGCCGGATGACTGGATCGGCATCTACTACGGAACGGACTCCACAGCCCCGACAGATTGGACGAAGTACACCTGGTTCCAAATCAAGGGTGAAAAGGGCGATACCGGCGCACCGGCTACGCTGAACAGCAGCAGCGTTTCTTACATGGTTTCGGACAGCGGGACTGTAGTCCCCTCCGGCAGCTGGCAGAGCACCATTCCGCAGGTTCCGCAGGGAAAGTACCTGTGGACCAGGACGGTTAACTCTTTCAACACCGGCAACCCGGTCACGTCTTACTCGGTGTCCAGAATGGGTCTGGACGGAAGCGGCGCTGTCAGCTATGTGAATGGCGTAAGTCCCGACAGCGATGGGAATGTGTCTCTTACGGCTGAGAACATCCAGACAAACGACAATCAGATCGTACAGGATGTGCTCGACGGGAAGCAGACCAAAATCACCACATCCGGCTTGCTGAAGGGCAATGGAAACGGCGGCGTGTCGGAAGCCGTTGCGGGAACGGACTACCAGGCTCCGGTAAGAAGCTACACAGCTACCATTCCTGCTTCTGGCTGGACGGGTTCAGCGGCCCCGTACACCTGCAATGTCACAGTTACCGGGCTTTTGGCAGCGGACAAGCCGATCGTGGATATCGTGCCGTCCACGACCTACGCCACGGCAGAGGCGCAAATCGAAGCTTATGGGTACATCTATCGGATGGTGGCACAGGAAAATAAAATCGTAGCTTACGCAACGGACAAGCCGGCAGTGGATATTCCGATACAGGTAAAGGTGGTGTAATCATGGGAGAATGCTTTATTTCACGGAGAGGCGGCGGAGGTGGCGGAGTTGGCCTGAAAGTCGTCACTGGGCTTTCCGAGCCAGTTAGCGCCAAGGAGAACACTGTTTGGGTGAAGTCCGACAAAGCAGGAAAGAAGTATGTGTTTGCGGAAGCGGAGCCGGGAAGCCCTGCCGAGGGGCTGATCTGGTTCCGGGTGTCATCCATGGGCATCATCACCCGGGCGGACGTGTACACGGGCGGTGCCTGGGTGAAGACGGACACGTATATGTACCTTGGTAGCGAATGGGTACAAATTGCATCTGGCGGAAGTGGTATGCTGATTACCAACGGTATTCCTTATACAACGCCAAGCACCACGGGAAAAGTTGTGCAAAAGGACGGGTATCTGCAATATGGCTCTGGCGCAAACAAGTCTACGGCAATGTGGTTTGATGATGTAGACCTTACTGGCTATAACACGATAACCCTTACCGGCACGTTCCAGCATTATTCTGGGCAGAATTATGCCCTATTCGTTTTGGCTGTTTGGTATGGGGCAGTTGACCCGGCATATGGTAATGCGGCGGCTGCGGTATCTTATGCAACAAAGACAACGGTCACTTTGGATGTTAGCAACCTGACCGGCAAGCATAAAGTCGGTCTGACATCAAATAACACATATACGCAAAAGATAACCAGCCTGGTTCTCACTTAACTCGGGAGGTATTATGCAAATCTATATTGATAGTGATTTCAAGTGCCACACCGTAGCCGAAGACGGGCTGACAGCTGTAGAGACCACCGCCTTTGACGGCAAGTGCGCCGTCTATATTGAGGGATATCGTTTTGTTCCCGATGGCTCTACTTGGGTGCGGGAGGACGGAACGGTATTTGCCGGGGAAATGGTATCGCCCTGGAAGCCCTGGGAGGAGCTGGACGCGGTGCAGAGGGAATATGAGCGGGAGCAGTACAATTCCCTTCTGGCGCAGTTATCGGAGGTGTACGAGAGTGCTGAAACCTGAGGAAATCATCGAGAAGGTCAAGGCAGACCGGGAAACTTGCAGAATCGTTGCCGAGGCAGGGATCACCGTCAAGCCGGAGCCGGAGGCACCACCCAATAGGCCGGGGTTGAAATGGATTCCCCACCAGACAAGGGCGGGCGGGGCAATCACGTGGATTGAAAGCGACTATGACGCAACGCTTCCCGGAACCAGAGAGAACCCGATTGCCTTTGAACCGGGGATGAGGGTATTCCCGAACTACTTCTACACGCTGGACGGCGTGCGAAAAACGTGGGCAGGGGTTGCAGAGGCGGAGCCGGAGTGGGAAGACGAGAGGTTTGAGGAAATGTGAGGTGTAGAGCATGAGCAACATCCGCATTGACGTAGGCGTTTATACAGCGCTGGATGTTGACCTGAGCGGGTTTGATTTTACCGGCGTGAAAAAGGTTGTGCTGACCGTGAAAAATAAGAACAGTGAGGAAGTGCTGATTTTACGGGAGTTTTCTACGCCTGCTGTGCATACCGTTACCGTCACGCCGGAAGAGAGCACCAGCCTTGCCAATGGGGCGGTGTATGACTTTAATGTGATAACCGTCGACGGGAAACGCTACAAGAACGGCGAGAACGGGGCTATCCAGTTAAGGAAGGGTGTAGGCGCATGGACAGACAGCAGCGAATAAGCATCAGCAATGCCAGCCGGCAGAATGTGCCGGTGAAGCAGGCCCAGAGCATTGATGTGACGATTGGCGGCGGCGTGGCCACACCGGCAACAACAGATAAGCTGGGGCTTGTGAAGATCGGCAGCGGGCTTGCCATTACATCGGACGGCACTCTGAGTGTGGACGTTACCGCCGAGGATGTGGGGGCCGTGTCTGTGGATTCCTTGCAACAAGCTACGAACGCAGCTCTGGCACAGGCGAAAGCCAGCGGAGCATTTGATGGTGCGCAAGGGCCAAAGGGTGACACCGGCCCTGAAGGTCCGCAGGGAAAGCAAGGCGTGCAAGGCGTTGCCGGGCCTGCTGGCCCGCAGGGAATCCCCGGAGAAAAAGGCGAGAAAGGCGACACCGGAGCAACCGGCGAGACCGGGCTACAGGGGCCAAAAGGTGACACTGGAGCAACTGGCCCGCAGGGAGAAACCGGTCCTGCTGGCCAGGTCGGCCCGCAAGGCCCTGCCGGTGCACCCGGCAAGGACGGCGAAAAGGGCGAAAAGGGAGCGCCCGGCGAGAAGGGTCCCCCCGGAGTGGATGGGAAGTCCGCCTATCAGTACGCCCAGGATGGCGGCTACACTGGAACCGAGACGGATTTCGTAGTAAAGCTGGCGCAGGAAATCCTGAGTGGAACAACCGACGATCTTACCCCGGCGCAGGTCTATGCAGCGGTATCTGCTGGCAGACCCGTGAAGGTACAGTACACGAGCAGCAGTTATGGTGCTATGTCGTTTACGGCATTCAATATAGCCGAAACGGCGGGTGTAATTGCATCTCAGAACATTGTTATGACCGACGGTGTGTATGTACTGGCTGAACTGGGGGGCTTTACCCAATCGGGTCAATGGTTCTTTAACTCCACGGTGCTTGCCGAGAAGAAAGACATTCCCACGGTGCCGTCCTCCCTGAAGAACCCCAACGCGCTGACCATCACCAGCGGCAGCACCACCGTCACCTATGACGGCAGTGAAGCAAAGGCTATAGACATTGCGGATGCAGGGGAGCTTGTGACGGAAACGACACAGGTTTTGCCTGCCTATACGAACCAAATTCCGCTGAGCACCGATGCATCCGGTGCGGTGTTGAATGGCGTTGGCTACCAAAGTGGTACATTGGATATGAGCGGCGCTGTTGCAACAGGCACATCGTTTGTCAGCGGTTTTATCCGCGTCAAAAAAGGCGATGTGATCCGAGTAAAAGACCCGTCTTCCACTAGCTTTTCTACCGGGCTTGTATTTGCAATGTACAAGTCGGATAAAGCAACCGGAAACAATATTGGCCGTTACATCAACACCATGCAAGCAAGCAATGCTTATGGTGCGGTCAGCATCTCCGGGAATGTCCTAACGTGGGATACATCTAGCACTGTGTATTATTTCTGGAACGATTTTGCATATCTCCGCGTTACGACGAACTCCGCCGATTCCATTGTAACGATCAATCAGGAAATTGCGGTAACAACACAAACCGTAACGACGCTGAAGCCTGCCGTTAAGGTTGGACAAGAAAATCTGAATTTTGCTATCGGAATGCTTTTGTTGTCTGGCCGGAAGGTCGTCGTGTTTGGGGACAGCATAATCGGAATGACAAGAGACAAGACATCTGTTCCAGCGTATGCAGCGGCATATACCGGCGCAGAAGTCTATAACGTGGGGTTTGGTGGATGCCGGATGGCCGTGCATCCTACCAGTGGTTACGCAGCGTTCTCTATGTGGGCATTAGCCGATGCGGTAGCTACCGGCACATATACATTGCAGGATGCACAAGCGTCAAACGGTTCTGACTATTTCCCGGAACAGCTGGCACTTCTCAAAACCATCAATTTCAGCGGTGTAGATTTAATTGTGATACATTATGGCACAAATGATTTTGCTGCCAACGTAACGATTGACAATGCATCAGATGACGATGATACGGCCACATTGTGCGGGGCGCTACGGTATTCTCTTCGAAAACTTATGACTGCGTTTCCCAAAATCAGAATCTTTGTGTCTGTGCCAATTTATCGGAAATGGGGCAGCACCGGGGCAGAAGCGTACACCAACTCCAATGGGAAAAAGCTACGGGATTTCTGCGAGGCGTTGGCCGGAGTTGCTGCCGAATTTAATCTTCCTGTAATTGATGGGTACAAAGCGCTCGGAATCAACACAATCAATGATGAGGCGTTTTCTACGGACGGAACGCACCTGAACGACCATGGGCGTCGTGCGTTTGGAGAGCTGATTGGCGGCAAACTAATTTCGCCGATTTAATTTTTTGCAAGGAGGAATGCAATATGGCAACAGTAGACAGCAAGCTGGCGAGCGAGTTTATTGCCAGCCCCAGCCATCAAAACGGCAGGAAATTCCCGATTACACGGGTGACCATCCACCACACGGCCACAGTTACCACGGCGCGGGTTACAGCCAAGGGCTTTGCCGTGCCGAGCAGAAGGGCATCGGCCACATACTGCGTCGGCAACGACGGCAGCATTGTGCAGTGTGTCAAGGAGTCGGATATGCCGTGGACGAGCAGCAGCTACGACAACGACAACCGGGCAATCACCATCGAGGTGAGCAACAGAAAAAAATATGGCAATTGGCCGGTGGGCGAAAAAGCCATGGAGGCGCTGATAAACCTGCTGGTGGATATCTGCAAGCGCAATCCCGGCATTGGGCGACTGCGGTATACTGGCGATTTGTCGGGAAATTTGACCATGCACAAGTGGTTCGAAAGCACCGAGTGCCCTGGGCCGTATCTCGGCGGGAAGTTCCCGGAGATTGCCGCAGAGGTCAACAGGCGGCTGGATGCTGCCAATGTGCCGCAGGCTACCACCGTGTACGACCTGACCGCCTCCGGTCTGCCGGAAACGCTGGCCGAACAAATCGCTGCCGAGCTGAAAACTGCGGGCTACAGCGCCACGCTGACGGCCCGTGAGGTCAAGCAGGAGAAGCCGGTCACGCCCGCGGAACCGGAGGGCTACCACAGCATTGCGGGTGAGGCTGTTGCTACGGCGGCGCAGATGGTGGCTTACATCAAGGCCAAGCGGCCCGGTGTGGAGCAGTCTGTTATCGACATGATCCCCCTGTACATCAGTGAGGGCAAGACAGAGGGCATTGCCGGAGACATCGCCTTTGCCCAGAGTTGCATCGAGACCGGCAATTTCGCGTTCCCACAGGAGACCTGCGCCGTGACGCTGGCCCAGAATAATTTTGCCATGATGGGCGTGACCGCGACCTTTGCCAAGGGTGAGAGCTTCGCAACGCCGCAGATCGGCATCCGAGCGCAAATCCAACACCTAAAGGCCTACGCCAACAGTGAGGCACTTGTGGGGGCCTGTGTTGACCCGAGGTTTAAGTACGTTGCCCGTGGTTCCGCGCCTTATGTGGAGTGGCTGGGGCAGAAGGAAAACCCGAGGGGCAAGGGCTGGGCCACTGCCAAGGGATACGGCGACCGGATTCTGGCGGTGCTGGCGGAAATCCGGGGTACGAAAGCCGCAGAAGACAAGCCCGCTGAGGACAAGCCTGCCGCGGACACACTGGCCGTCGGTGACCTTGTGACCATGCAGGGCGGTGCGCCGGTATATGGGCGCAACCGGGAGTTTGCGAGCTGGGTATACAGCAAGCAGCTGTATGTCCGGGCGATTGTGGGCGACCGGGTTACCGTGAGCATCTACAAGAGCGGGGCGATTACCGGGAACGTGCATCGCAAGTACCTGACCAAGGTCTAAGGAGGGAAATAAGTGAACGAATGGCTGAAAACCGCTGTGACTATCCTTGTGACGCTGCTGGGGTCGGCGGGCTTCTGGGGATATCTGGAGGCCCGCCGGTCGAAGAAAAGCGCGAACACACGGCTGCTGGTGGGCATTGCCCATGACAGGATTGTGTTTCTCGGCATGAAATACGTGGAGCGGGGTTACATCACCCGGGATGAGTACGAAAATCTGAATGATTATCTGTTTGAACCGTACTCTGAAGCCGGCGGAAACGGCTCCGCAAAGCGTGTCATGGAGGAAGTGCGGAAACTTCCGCTGCATAATTGATTTAGGAGGAAACAAAATGAAAATGAACAACAACGTGTACGATGTGCTGAAATGGATTGCCCTGATTCTGCTGCCTGCTTTGGGCACTTTCTACTTCGCTCTGGCCGGGATTTGGAATTTTCCGTATGCCGAGCAGGTGGTTGGTACTATCACCGCCGTGGATACCCTGCTGGGCGCACTGCTGGGCATCAGCAACGCAAACTACAAGAAAGCGAATCAGGAGGGCTGATGGGCTAAGTGGATAAAATCCCGTGGAACCGGGTGATTCTGGACGAGTTTTGTTCTCTGGCGTTACTCACGCCGCTGGAAGAAAATATCATCCGCACCCGGGCCGCCGGATGGAGCCAAACAAAACAGTGCCACAAGTTTTGCGTGTCCCAAGCCACAGTCACAAGAACAGTCAGAAAGTTACGGAAGGAATACGAATTTTGCAGGAAATACAGTGATAAACTGCCTGAAAATATAAAATTCTGACGTTGCGTGACGATTTTCTGACGATAATACGGCGAAACCCCGACGAATGGATGATGATTCCGTCGCCGGGGTTTTTGCTATGCTATATCCAGAAGGTGGCCACCTCCTAATATTTTAAAGGAGGACTTCTAATATGGTTGAAGTCGAAAAGGAATATGCCTCCAAAGGCGTCGCTGGTGCCGGCCTTGGTACTGGCATTGCTGGTTTGGCCTTGGGCGTTTTGAACGCTATGGGCGGTATCGGCGCTCTGGCCCTGGGTAACCGTGGCACAATGCCTGGTCCTGGCGGGTGTAGTGAGAATACGCCTGTAAGCCGCTACGACCTGGAAAAGCAGCAGCAGCTTGCCGCCAAGGATTCCGAAATCGCTCTGCTGAAAGCCAATACCTACAATGACCAGAAAGACCTCCAGCTGTACGCCTACATTGACGCTCAGCTGAAGGAAATTCGCAAGACCTTGTGCGACCAGGCTGTGCACAATCAGCGGACCGAGGACAGCTTCACCCTGGCCCGTCAGGATATTGCGGCTGTTAAGTCCGACCTGACAAGGGAAATCCAGATCGAGGCGGAGCGGCGCTGCTGCGGTGACAATTCCGTCGTGACCTATGCAAACACAACCTTCTATCCTAAGATGGTTGCTGACGTGACCACTGGAACCACCACCACGGCTCAGTCCCTCTACAACCCTCTGCCCAAGTGTGGCGGTGGGTGCTGCAGCGGCAACTGATTCCCAGCCAAAGGGGCGGCAACCGCCGCCCCACATTTTCAAGGAGGTAATTTTTATGGTTTCTATGGATACTGTCCAGTCTGGAATTGCAAAATTCATTGACCGAGATATTGCCCCAAGCCTAAACGGCTGGGACAGAGTCCTGATTGCCGGAGCCGGTGGCCTCTTGACGGCCAACATTCCGAATATTATCGCCCAGTATGCGGAGCACCCCATGTTTAAGGCTCTGGGTGTTTACGATAAAGAGCGCAACGCAGTCGATGTAGACGCTCTGTACAACGCCGCCAAGCCGTATATCAGCGACCCTATCCCTGTGGAAATCCCGATGCTGAAAATCACGATTAAAATAGGGAAGAAAGAGCTGGATACGCTGTATGCGTACATCAAGGAAGGAGCTTAGCCATGAAGCTGATTGATGAACTGCAAAAGCAGATTGAAGAAGAAATTGAGGATGCTACCAAGTACGCCAAGAAAGCCGTTGAGTACAAGGGCCTCTACCCCGAAACCGCCGAGCTGTACTTCAAGCTTTCCGGAGAGGAGCAGGGCCACTTCACAGCTCTGCATAAAGAAGTCGTTCGGCTAATTGAAAAATACCGCCGGGAGAAAGGTGAACCGCCCGCCGAGATGATGGCTATTTACAATTATCTCCACCAGCGTGAGATTGAGAAAGCCGAAAAGGTTGGCGTTCTCCAAAATATGTATAAACGATAAAAATATTACAGGCGGGTTCTATCCCCGCCTGTAATTCGCAATATAATCAATTATTTTTTCCGATTATTCTCCCACAATTTGGGCAAAATTCTTGTATTTTCAAATCGGATGTGGGGCCGATTCTAGTCTCAAATCCGCAATTTGCGCACTTGACACATACGGATTCACCGCTTACAAGTATGCAAAAATCATCATCCGTTAGGCTTTCCAGCCACTCTTTGTTGTAATTGATCTGGTTGCTCTGCATAAAAACATCAATCCTTTCAAAAGTGTTCTGTGGAAACTTGCCACTTTTAATATACCACAAAAGCAATGAAGAATCAACAAAAACACGCCCTGCCAATTACGGCAAGGCGTGTCTTTTGGTTTGGACAAATACCATTCCAACCACCGTTATGGTGTTCGGATATGTGCCCAATGGTGGACTTGAAGCCCCCAAATCCGAACACTTATATTCTCTGGAAGTTTGGAATTTGTAGGTTTTCGTAGGTATTTGTGATAGATTATAAGCGGTTTTGAATGTGAGATATCCCGGTTCGTCATCGTAGACGGTGACGGAGTTGACAAGCATATTGATGAGCATCTGGCGTTGGTTTTCCATGGGGACGCAGTTTTCTTTGACGGCGTGGAGGAAGACCATGACCATTTCTTTCGTGAGGCGGACGACGCTGTGCTGCTCCTCTGTGAGCTGGGCGGTGAGGCCCTTCTTTTGGGATTCCAATTCCGCAATTCTGGTCACGAGGGCATCCGGGGCGGTATCGGCGGATTCTATGGCTTTTGTGAGGTTGCGGACTTTGCGCTCAATGTCCGCTATCTGCTGCTGGATGGCCGGGATATTCGTGTTCTGCTGAATTTCCTCTTCGGACTGCTGGGCGGCTACAGTAGCGACGTACTCAATGATTTCATCCGTAAGGACTCCCAAGGCATCCTGCACCACAATATCTTCGATCCAGTCCTTCGGAACTGGTTTTTTGTCACAGCTGCGGCTTCTCTTTCGTGTGGCGCAGGAGTAGTAATTGTACGTCCTTCCGCCCTTGCCTCTGCCACACTCTCCAACCATTGGAGCGCCACAGTGACCGCAGAAAATCTTCCCTGCCAAAAGGTACGGAACCTTTGCCTTTCCTCTGGCTGGGGCATCCTCATTGACTTTCAGGCGGGCTTGCACCCTACGCCATATATCGTCCGCAACAATTCTGGGAATGGAATTTTCTACCCGAATATCCTGATACTTGTACACCCCGATATATTTCTCATTCCGGAAAATATTTTTGAAGCTGCTCCGATTGAATTTTGCTCCCTTTGCCGTCCGGTAGCCGCGGGCGTTGAAGTCGTTACAGATGTCGGCCACGGTCTCGCCGCCTGCATATCTTGTAAAGGCTTCCTCCACCAGCGGGGCGGTGAGTGGGTCAAGCACCCACTTCTTGTTCTCGATTTTGTAGCCAAGTGGGATGGAACCGCCGACGGCCTGCCCCTTCATTGCGGATTCTCGCATACCACGGGTGATTTTCTGGGAAAGTTCCAAGGAATAGTACTCCGCCATCCCCTCCAGGATGGATTCCAGAATAACACCCTCCGGATTTTTGGAAATCCCCTCTTTGGCAGATTCTACGTTGCACCCATTCTTACGGAGCCGCATACGGGCCACGGCGGCATCTTCTCTGTTCCGGGCAAATCTATCAAGCTTATATACCAAAACCGTTTTCCAAGCCGCCCTTGAGCTGTCAGATAGCATCTGTTGGAATGCCGGTCTTTTCTCCATGCTGGCGTGAGCGGATATAGCCCGGTCAACATAAATAGCAGCGACCCTGTATCTGTGTTGCTGACAAAATGTCAGCAGTTCCCGAAGCTGGCCCTCTATGGATTGCTCTGTTTGGCGATCAGAGGAATACCGCATATAAAGACAGCACGCCACATCACAGTCCGTGCTTAGGGCAGACGGATTCTCCGCAAACTGCCGCTGTTCCGAGGATGTCAGGGCTGATAAATCAATTGGTATCATCTGCATTTTTATCACCAACTTTTCGTTTAACGAATGAATGGGCTATCACGAACAGAACCAGGACGATAGAGAACGCCGCAACATAAACGATTGGGCTTATCTCCTGCCGCCGAAACAGGCCCATGTTTGGATTCCGGGCATCCAGGATAACGTATATCATTAAAAAGAACCCTAGCAGTACCGCCATAGAGCAGGCGGCATACGCTACGGAACGCCAATCTCTGCGTACATGGTATAGCTCTCTCTGCATCATCCGCACACGCTCCTGCGAAACGGATACGATTCTCTCTTTTTCGGTGAGCAATTCCTCTTTATGAGCGAGTTCAATCTTCAATTTAGAGAGTTCATCTTCGTTATCTTCCTTTGGCGGCGTAAGCTCCATGAGTTCGTCCAGGGACAGACCCAGGTCAATGGCTATGGCTGTTACATCGTAGATACTGGGGCCGTTCAAATGTCCGGAAAAGAATTTTTTCACCGTGGATTCACTTATCCCGGTGCTGTCAATTATTTGCTGATTTGTCTTTCTCTGCTGTTCCTTTACCATTTTCATCTTTTTTGGCAAGTTTTCGCAAATTGGATTGATTTTTTGTATAATTGTCTTTTCCTCCATGGTTTCACCCCACATTTCTGTATAAGATAGGCATATTTCTTTTACAAACACCGGATTACCCTGCAAAATCTTTACGGGAATACGGCACATCATGTACCATTACGGCAAGCCAGCGGCGAGGGACACACCACACCGGCGGCAGCCCGGTCACTTGTGGCACGGTGACCGGGCATTTACATAAGTCCAATTTATCGGACTTATATGGTGCTATGATACCGTCATAAATCGAACATATATTCGATAATAAACTGATGCAAAGGAGTAACAGCAATGCGAGAGGAAGTTTTGAAAATGTTAGAACAGTTGGATGAAAAGAGTATGGAGAAAGTACTTACCCTTGCAGTTGCTCTTTTAGCAGCTCAGAAAGAATTTCGGAAAGAGAATCCGAAAAGCGTTCCTTGTTCTCTGGTGTGAGCATATCATATACCTTCATGATAGCCTCGACTTTGTCATTCAGAGCCGAGGCTCTTTTTGCTTCTTTGAATTCCTCGGAGAAGTAGGATACAGGGACACCAAAGTAGTCTGCAATTTTAAGCAGTTTGGCGGCTTGCGGGACGTTACCATTTTTCCAGCCGGAAACAGCGCCGCTTGAAATTCCAATCTCCTTTGCTACAGCATTAGGAGATTTTTTTACTTTATTGCAAAGTGCCACATATTTATCCCAAAACATCGGGTTCACCCTCCCAGATTTGTGCATACTGCCATTTTTAAGATTTATGAGAATTTGATATTGACTTATGAGATTATTGAGATTATAATACAGCCATGAACACCAGTTCATGAAAAAATGGTACAAAAATCCACGGGGTAGGAACTCCGATTTTCGGAAGTTCAAACTCCGGCGAGTGGCGAATGGTTTATTTGTTTCAGCAAAGCTAATATAGCATACGCCACCACGGATTGCAACCATTTTCCTGAATTTTGTTCAAATTCACAAGAAAGGAAGGAGTGTAATGGCAGGTGGAAATCTCAGCGACAATGCCGCGGACACCCAAAGAACGTGTGCAGAAAGCCACGTTCGTTCGGATGACCGTGGAAATGAACAAGCTGACTTACGGATGGCTGATCCAGGAGCTGAAGAACGAGGGCTTCACGATCAGCAAAACCACCGTGAGCAGCGTCCTTGCAGGGCTGCTGGTAAGCCCGAAGGGCGACGAGTTCCTGATGCGGGCCGAGCGGATCTGCAAGCGATACAAGCAGAGCTTCAGCGATCCGCAGCAATCCGGGAGCTAGGACGGAATGCCCTGAAATGGGTACAAGAGAACCCGGAGACGTACAAGAAAATGCATTTTGAACTGTTCGGCAGGATGCCGAGCGAGATTTGAAAGGAGTTATTATGGCAAAGTACAAAGTTGGAGATAAGGTGCGGATTGTGAGTAAGAACCCAAACGCTATCGGATTCACCGACGAGATGGAAAAATACCTTGGCAAGACCTTAACCGTACTAAAGGTGCATGGAAGGCCATATGGACTTTCCACCTACAACTTCAAAGAAGCAACAGTTGGAAATCCTTCGATGGATCTTCCTCGTAAAGTTTTCCATTGGAGCTTCGCTGAAAGCTGGATTTCCGGCCTTGCGGACAGTACACCAGAAGAGCCCCTCTCCGTACATATCCGCTTCTGCGGCAACCTGACTGTTGCCGAGCTTATCAAGGACGGCAAAGCGGTCAAGGTTGAGAATGCCCGGTGCAATCCGAAGGACACCTACAGCAGAGCCGAAGGGGCCAGGGTCGCGGTGGAACGGCTGTTCAAGAAGAAAGAGAAGCCGCCAAAACCCGGGAGCAGATATGTAATCACCGGAAATCTCTATGGGTGCTACCACGGTTTCAACATCGGCGACACCGTTTATTTTCTGAAACGTGTTGACGGGCAGAAGGACTGCTCCGAGTACGTCAATAAGTCTGGGCTGGTTCAGAGAATCCGTGACTGCGATGTCCGCCCCTACAAGGAGACTGCCAAATGAGCCGACGGAAAATCACGCCGGACGAGCTGGTAGAGGAGGAAATCTCCCGGCTGCTGGCCTCCCCGGACGTCCAGCTTGCCAAGAAGGAACAGGCGCTTATCAATCGCCGTAAGCAGTATATGTACAAGCTGCGCTCGCTGGAGAAGCACGGAAAGAAGCTCCGGGCAGAGGGCTGGACGGAAGAGGCCCTGGAAATGAAATACAGAATGGAGGACGAAGACAATGAGCATTAAGGATGCCACTCCGCAGGAAATTCAGGCTATGAAGGACCGTCTGGAGCAGAAACGGTCCGACCGTTGGAACGATGCGCACATGGACGACGCCGTGAAAATGGCCTGTCGGGCGAACCGTGTCCCTTTCGTGGAGCGGAACCAGTCCCCCAGCCTGGAAAGCGTCATTGTCACCACAGGCATGATGGCGACCGCAGGCGCGGCGGCGATCCTGGGTAATGCCGGGGCTGTACCCATGGGGTACGCTGCTGCCGTTGCAGGGATAGCGGTCTTCGGGGCGACCGTCCAGATCATTCAGGAGGCCCGCGTATGAATCTTCCGGAATGCTACGAGCCCTGGCGGCAGGCTGACGCAAGAGAAGCCGAGCTGGACAGGAAAACCGAGCGCTTCCCATGCTGCGCACGGTGCGGGAACCCCATTCAGGACGCACAGCTGGTCTACATACCGAATCATGACGAATTCTACTGCCTTGACTGCATCGAGGCTATGACGGAGTTCAACGAGGCGGCGGAGGTGGAGGAATGAGTTCTCATAACTTCATCGATCTAACCGGACGGCGTTTTGGGAAACTCGTTGTTTTGTCACGAGCGGATGACAAAAACAGGCAAGTGATGTGGAATTGCTTGTGCGATTGCGGCAATGAGCGCATTGTGAACGGCGGAAATCTAAGGAATGGCCGGACCATTTCCTGTGGCTGCTATCGGAAGCAGTGTGAGATGGAAAGAGCAAAGGAAAAAGAAACCCATGCCGAAAGCAAAGAGCGGTTATATCACATTTGGATTGGGATGAAGCAGAGATGTCTTAATCCGAATGCAAACCGATATGACAGATATGGTGGCAGAGGGATAACCATTTGCCAAGAATGGCTTGGCAGTTATGAAGTATTTCGTGATTGGTCCAAAGAAAATGGATATTCCGACGACCTGACAATTGACCGTATCGACAACGACGGGAACTACTGCCCAGAAAACTGTAGGTGGGTAACACCTGCTGAACAGGCAAAAAACCGGCGGAAACGCCAAAAACCGGATTACATTATCAGCAAAATTCCGCATTCAAGTCACGAAGAATGGCTCCAAATCCGTTCTGGCTATATCGGCGGGAGCGATGCAGGGGCCGTAATTGGTCTTGATGACTACAAAAGCCCATATGCGCTATGGGCAGAGAAAACCAAGAAAGTTCCTGCATTTGAAGGAAACATCATCACAGAAGTTGGAAGCTTTCTTGAAGAATACGTTGCGCAACGCTTTGAGAAAGAAACTGGGAAAAAAGTGTACAAAAGCAACGTTACCTATGTCAACAGCAAGTATCCATGGGCGTGTGCAGATGTAGACCGTCTTGTTAGCAAAGAAGATGCCATATTAGAAATAAAGACAACTAGCAATTACGAATACATGAAACTGATTCGTGATGGGAAACCAGTCCCAAAATGGTGGGCGCAAATAATCCACTATATGGCAATTCTTGACAAGAAAAAAGCATACCTAGCTGTGCTTATGGATTGTAGGGAGTTCAAATTCCTAGAATTTGACTTTTCGCAAGATGAAGCAGATGCGCTTATGGAAGCTGAAAAGTCGTTCTGGCAGTGCGTTAATGGGGATATTCCCCCGGAGATTGACGGCATGGATTCCACCATAGATGCCCTGAATGAAACCTTCCCGATAAGTGACCCGGATGCAGATTCTGTAGACCTGACCATCTGTGCCGTGGACCTTGCGATTCTGGACGAATGCGCCCAGCAGATCAAAGCCCTGGAGGAAAAGAAAAAGGCGGCACAAGCAAGGGTCATGGAGACCTTGGGAGCCGCCGAAAAGGGATTTTACGGCGGGTATTCCGTCAGCTGGAAGAGCCAGAAGCGGTCCACTTTTGACAGGAAGAAGTGGGAGAAAGAACACGGGGCAATCCCGGAAGAATACTTCAAAGTTTCTGATAGCAGAACTTTTCGATTCAAAAAGGAGGATGAAGAATAATGGCAAACAACATGATTCAGAACGCTGCCAGTGCTTCTGCCCAGGCAGTAGCGAAAACCAAGAAACCCAGCAGCATCCAGGACTACATTGAGGTTATGAAGCCCGCAATCCAGGCTGCACTGCCCAGCGTGATGACCCCGGAGCGATTCAGCCGTATTACCCTGTCTGCCCTGTCCGCAAACCCGAAGCTGAAAGAGTGCACCCCGCAGTCATTCCTTGGAGCCATGATGACCGCTGCTCAGCTTGGATTGGAGCCGAATACGCCCCTTGGACAGGCCTACTTGATTCCCTTCCGGAATCACGGGCGGATGGAGTGCCAGTTCCAGCTTGGCTATAAAGGCCTCATCGATCTGGCCTACCGTTCCGGCGAAGTGTCCATCATCCAGGCACACGCCGTGTATGAAAATGACGATTTCCAATATGAGTTGGGACTTGACCCGACGCTGCGGCACGTTCCCGCTAAGAGCAACCGTGGAAAGCCCATCGCCTACTACGCCATGTTCAAAACCAAGGACGGCGGATACGGCTTCCAGGTCATGAGCATGGAGGATGTAAAATCCCATGCCCAGCAGTATTCTAAGAGCTACGGAAACGGCCCGTGGCAGACAAATTTTGATGAAATGGCAAAGAAAACCGTCCTGAAAAAGGTGCTGAAATACGCCCCGCTGAAATCTGATTTTGTCCGTGGAATTTCCCAAGACAGCACAATCAAGAAGGAAATCTCTGCCGACATGTCCGACATCCCCGATATGACCGAGTACATCGATATCGACCAGGAAACCGGCGAGGTAATCGAGGACAAGGAGGCTACCTGATGTACTCCGTACACGGACAGGACGGCACAATCCTGATGCAGTCTGCAATGGATTTCCGATACCCGCCAGAGACGGAATTATCGCTTCTTAACTCAGGCCATGTGCTCAAACTAAACGGGAAGCGAATCACAAAAAAGGAGGTACAGCAACGTGTTGAACTCGATCAGCGTCATGGGCCGTCTCGCCCGTGACCCCGAACTCCGGCGCACCGGCTCCGGAAAGCCTGTCACCAGCTTCACCCTGGCCTGTGACCGGGATTTTAAGAACTCCCAGACGGGTGAGAAGGAAGTGGATTTTCTGGACTGCGTTGCCTGGAATTCCACGGCGGAGCTTGTGGAGAAGTATTTCCGCAAGGGGCAGATGGCTGTGGCAACTGGGCGGCTGCAAATCCGGCAGTATACCGACAAGAACGGCCAGAAGCGCCGTCAGGCGGAGATTCTTGTAAGCAGTATTTATTTCTGCGGGGGAAAGGAAAACGGCTCTGCTGGCGGCTCTGAGCCTGGCAGCGGGTATGGTGCGCCAGCATACCAAACAAATGCACCGAGCGGTGACTTCGCAGAGCTGGAAGACGATGACGCACAATTGCCGTTCTAGGCCGGAAAAATCAATCTTTACCATAAAAGATTGACAGTACACATTCAGAAAGGAAGGATAAACAATGGAAAAAATCTCTTTACAGGAAATGGTAGGCGGTGCGCTTCAGGAACAGTTTGAAAGGAGTTTTGCAAGGGTGATTGAGAACCTGGGCGACCCCAATACGCCCTTTAAAGACTGCCGGAAAATCACAATCGAATTGAAGTTCACCCAGAACGAAATGCGGGACGATGTGAACTGCGCTGTGAAGGTGGTAGAGAAACTAGCCCCTCAGGCACCTATGCAGACGGCGTTCGTCACCGGACGTGACCTGCGTACCGGCCAGGTATTCGCACGGGAGTACGGGAAGAACATCCCCTTGAAAGGCCAGTTGACCATGGGCGAGGAGCCCCAGGTGGATGTTGATCCTGGAACGGGTGAAGTAGTTGACAGCAAACCCGCTGTGTTGGACCTGCGTAAAGTCGCCGCCAACTGAGAAAGGAGACATAAGTCATGATTAAAGAAGCGTTGCAATACATTGTGAGCCTGTCTGCCCCCACTGTTCAGGAAATCAAAGGGCAGACCTATTCCGACAAGAACCTACATCGAGTTTCCTACGTTCCGATGGCGAAATCCATCAATCTTTCCACCTTGGAAAGCCTAGTTGACTATATCCGCTCCGGCGTAGATGCCATGCCTCATATGTTTATCCACATTGTAAGCCCTACCAGGGTGGAGATGTTTTCTGGCCTGAACAAGGACCGTGATCGGGAGCCTATCGCAGTTGTGAACGCCAATATTCCCGCCTTTAACTTCGGCCAGTTTTTGGATCACGAAACATTCTGCATTGCCTTACAATCCAAGTTCCAGGACACCGAAGACCGGAAGCTGCTGTTGAAATTTTCAGGTACTGTGGAAACTGGGACTGTTGCGGAGTACGGCGACGATGGCGTGACCCAGAAAGCCACGGTACGAACTGGAATTGCCAGCAAGGGCGACGCTATTGTTCCCAATCCCGTAACCCTGACGGCTTACCGCACATTCCTGGAGGTTGAACAAGTTTCTGTTCAGTACATTTTCCGCATGAGAGATGGACGTGGCGTGGAATGTGCCTTGTTCGAGGCGGACGGTGGAGCCTGGAGGATGGAGGCCATGAGCCGCATCAAAGACTACCTGGAAGACTCACTGGCCGATATCCCCGGCTTTACAGTGATCTGCTGATTCTTTTCCCTTGGCGGTGGGAGGTCAAACCGCCAACTCCAATATTCCTGGGGCCTTGCGCCCCGGGGCCTATGAGAGGTGATAAAACATGCGGCAACGCAAATACGGCAACCGAAAAACCACCATCGGCGGCAAGGAATTTGATAGCAAAAAAGAGGCCCGGAGGTATCAGGAATTGCAGCTTCTTCAACGGAGCGGCCAGATTCAGAACCTCCAAACTCAGGTGAAATATGTGCTGATTCCCGCCCAGAGGGAAGCGAGTTTTGAAGTTTACAAGAGCGGCCCGAACAAGGGGCGCAGGAAGCCCGGAAAGGTCGTTGAACACGAATGCAGCTATGTAGCCGACTTCGTGTACACCCAGGACGGAGAGACCGTTGTGGAGGATGTAAAGGGCTACAGAGACCCGTCCAGTGCGGCTTACGCCAAGTTTGTTATCAAGCGGAAGCTTATGTTGGAGCGGTACGGAATCCGGGTCAAGGAGGTGTAGACCGATGGCTGAACGGAGAATGTTTTCCAAAACCATCGTTCTGTCTGATGATTTTCTGGATATGCCAATGAGCACCAGAATCCTGTATTTCACCTTCGGCATGGTTGCGGATGATGACGGTTTTGTGAACAATCCGAGGAGTATTATGCGGCAAATCAGCGCCACGAATGACGATTTGAAAATTCTTCTCGCAAAGAGGTACATCATCCTGTTTGAGAGCGGGGTCATCGTCATACGGCATTGGCGGCTGCATAACTACATCCAGAAGGACAGATATAAGCCAAGTAAGTGCCTTGCCGAAAAAGAGCTGATTTCCGTAGACGAAAATGGCTTGTATACAGAATGTATACAAGATGTATCCAAACTGGATACACAGGATAGGTTAGAGCTAGAGACAGAGCTAAGTAAGGATAAAAGATATATTGTCGAGCAAAACTCGACGTTGCCTCCCTCTTTGCCCGACGAAAAACTTCCTGAGAAGCCGGGTGCCCCATACCAGGAGATTATCGATTGCCTGAATCGGAACGCTGGGACCCATTACAAGGCCACATCAAAGGCCACGCAGAGACTGATTCACGCACGGCTCCAAGAGGGCTTCACACTGGAAGACTTTAAAACCGTCATCCGGGACCGGTGCCTGAAATGGACCGGAGACCCAAAGATGGTGATCTACCTGAGACCGGAGACCTTGTTCGGGACCAAGTTTGAGGGATATCTAAACACAGCAAGAAGGGAGGCTGAGGCAAGTGGACCGAATACAGGACCTTCTGAACCACGCTATGGGGTCTACCTGTGACCGTGAAGCGCCGAAACCTGGAGAACTGGAAAAGTATAAGGCGGATTGCTATAACCGATCTGAGGGCCAGCTGAACGCCCAGGACGGCTATAACTGTGACAAGTGCCACAACAAGGGCGTCACCGTGCGGGCGTATCAGGACGATATAGGCGCATGGAAACTGATCTACACAGACTGCGAGTGTGCAGAGGTCAGGAGAACCATTAAGCGCATGAAGGCCAGCGGCCTGAAAGACATTATCCGGGATTACACCTTTGCCAAGTACCAGGCTATTGATCCATGGCAGAAGCAAATCAAGGATGCGGCCATGGCGTATGCCAAAGAACCCAACGGCTGGTTCTTTGTCGGCGGCCAGTCCGGGAGTGGAAAGACACACATCTGCACAGCTATCTGCCGGGAGTTCCTTCTGGCGGGGATGCCGGTACAGTATATGCTCTGGCGGGATGATGTTGTCAAGCTCAAGGCGGCTATCACAGAGCCGGAAAGCTACAAGGCACTGATTGCCCGCTACAAGGACACGAAAGTGCTGTACATCGACGACCTGTTCAAGACTGGGAAAAGCCAGGAGGGCGCTCCACAGAGGCCGACAGGAGCGGACGTAAACGTGGCTTTTGAAATCATCAACTACAGGTATAACAATCCGGAGCTTCTGACCGTAATTTCCAGCGAGTGCACAGTAAACGAGCTGCTGGAGATCGACGAGGCTGTGGCAGGCCGTATCGTGGAACGAGCCAAGGCATTCAGCCTGGGGCCGGACCGAAAGAAAAACTGGAGACTGAAGGGAGCGACGGAATTATGACACGCTGCATCTACTGTCACCTTGTCAAAGACCTGGACAGCAAGGGCCGCTGCCGGTCCTGTGCCAACACGGGGGACGCCACGGCCTACGGCCTGCACTACGGCGAGTACATGTACCGCAAGGAGCATGTACTACTGCCGGGGAAACCGCTTTGCGAGAGCCTGCTGAACGCCCCACGGAAGCAGCTGCCCAGATGCAAGGTCTGCGGAAACGTGGTGCTGCCGCCCTTCCGGGCCTACTGCTCCGACCGCTGCGCCCATGAAGGAAAGCGGCAGCTGGCACACCTGGCGAATACTGCCGGGAAGCCGGTGAAAATTTGCCCCGTCTGCGGCAAGGAAGTGCTGCCCTTACTACAACTACACCAAAATGGATTGTGATGGTAGGACAATCAAACGCCCGCCCCAGAGTTGGTGTTATGTGGAGGAATTGAACAATGGCTGATTGTAACAAACCTTTTTACAAATCGGAAAAGTGGAAACTAGGCAACTCGTTCGGATGGTGGAGAGTTCCATATTGCCCGCACTGTAAACGGAAACTGGGGCTTATTGCCGGAGAGCAAAAACCAGATGAATGCCCGATGTGCCATAAACAGCTAGATTGGAGTGATAATAATGGCTGATTACATCAGCAGGGAGGCGGCGATTGAAGACTTTGAGCAGTGCAACCAGAAAAATTCCACCTGGACACCCCAGAGGGTTAAAACACTGCTGATGCGCATCCCAGCCGCCGATGTGGAGCCGGTGCGGCGTGGGCGGTGGAAGAGATACAGCACCACAATGATGGAATGCTCACTATGCGGCAAACATACCGCAAGGCACAAATTTAATTACTGCCCCAACTGCGGGGCTAAAATGGATTTGATTTGAAAAGAGGACGAAGACAATGACGATTGACCGAGCAATTGAAATCCTTGACCCGGAACACCGGGAGAACTATGACGGCATGGACGAGGTGAACGAAGCCTGCCGGATGGGCATGGAGGCGTTGGAGCGGACAAGGTGGATTCCGTGCAGTGAGAGACCGCCGGAGAAACCCGGAGATTATCAGGTTTGCACCAAGAATGAATACTACGGTACAAAAAATGTTACCAAGCGATATTTTAACGGTGACTGTTGGAGCGGAAGGTGGACTAATATCACCCACTGGATGCCGCTTCCGGAACCGCCGAAGGAGGAACAGAGGTGAAAATGAGGCTGATTGACTACGACAAACTTTACCACGCCGTAATGGATGCGGCATTATCGTCCACGGACGAAGATGTGATTTTTGACTTGATGGATAGCTCTGCCGTTGATGCCGTCTCCCTCTCAGAGCTGACCGCCCTCCGCGACACCCTGTACGATATGGACGCAATTACATTCCGCGGTCTGGCCAAGATTAACCAACTGATCGCCAAGTACGGCGGTCAGGGTATTAGCACCCCCGGATGAAAGGCGGTGGCTGGAAACTGTATGGGCAATGATATCACCTACATGGACTGCTGGCATTACGTCGCGCCTTTGCTTCCGGTAACCACCGACTTCGGGAAGGAAGTGTACGTCATGATTTTCCACGCCCTGAAGGATGCGGAGGAAAAGCGTATTGCGGAGAAGAAAAAGGAGGCAACCAGGCCATGCCCATAATCCACGACAACCGCTACAAGTGCTGCATCGGCTGCCCCAACCGCCACCCCGCCTGTTCTGACCGCTGCATCGACTACATGATTGCCAAGGCAACCAAAGGTGCGGAACAGCAGCTATTGCGGGAACGGTACGCAAATAGCAGGAGACGGCACACCAACGGGAGGAAATAATGGAAACTGCTATATTTGTTATCCTTGTTATTATCGGCTACGGATTTCGGAAGCAAAAACGAAAGGAGTTAAATAGCTTTGGGAGTAAAGCAAATTGATGAAATCGTCGCACGTTTCTGCGGAGAGCTGACCGACGAAGAGGCGTTCTATCTCTGGGAAAGATGGAGACGGTACGTCAAGCATGACGCAATTCAGGAATGGCAAGAAACGATCTGGCCCTTCGCCGAGCACGCTGTCAAGAGCCGTTTCAAACTCGGAATGTCCGTTCTGCGCAACGACACTTCCCTGCCCTTCGGGCCGGATAACTGTTACTTCGACTATGGGCGTGTGGACAACACAGCAAGAGCAAGAGCCTATCAGGAGAACACACTCGACGAAAACGCAGCGGCGCGATGGAACGAATGCGTGTACTATCCGAACAGGGAGCGCATAGCAGAGTACCGGAAAAGAACCGGAACTGGATCTGAGCAAGACAGCATCTCTTGCAAGTGGAACTGCGATGAGTTCTGCACCAACGGAGACAGCCCAGCCCGTGGTGATTACTGCCCTACAGAGAACGAACCGGGTCTATGCCGCTTCGACTCCAGAAGCCGTGTCTATTAAACAGCAATATCCCTGTGATATAATAATATTTATATATCTTGTGTTGATGTTGTTATAGCTCTATACAGGGATTTACTAAGAAAAGAAAGGAGAGCAGATGCCAAAACAGAATGCGTATCTGGCAAAGCAGGAAGCTGTTCAGCGTCAGTGCTTCAATGACGGATGGGAGCTGGGGACGCAGCAGATGTGCGACTATATCTCGCTTGCTCTGAGAGACCCAGAGGTAATGGGAAAGGATATTTTCAGCGGAACGAGAATCCTGAAGGTGCTACGCCAGATAAACAAAATCATGCAGGAATTCCGCCCGGCCTTCTTCCCAGTCGACGAGGCCGACTATTATCAGGAACGTCTGGACAGAGCGCTCAAAGAGGCGTACAAGGGCAACGGTGAAAAATTCTACCCGTTCCGGGAACGGTACACTTGCATCAAGGAATACGACTATAAGGCCGGAAAGTGGAAGTGACCAGCATCAGACCCATGCCCAACTCTTATATACAAGACATATGTATATATATTATATATAATAAATCTTATCTCTTGTAGTGTGTATGTGTTATGTAGAAGAATATAATAAATTTACAAAGATAGTAAAGGAGGATTACGACTTTGGCAGAAGGTGAAAAGCTCAAAAAGAAACCATACCAGGTGCCTGACCTGGAACCCGGCGACAACACAAAGTACATCAACCATTCAATGGAAATTATGATGTGGGAAAAGCCGGACACGAACAGCCTCGAAGCCGTGCGAAAGAGAATCACCGACTATTTCTCACTTTGCGCCAAAAATGACATGAAACCAACCTTTGCAGGGCTTGCTCTTGCGTTCAGCATAGATAGACGGACATTGTGGAAATGGTGCAATGACGCGCCGGATGCAAGGAAACTTGCCGCCCCTATTCGGGACACCATCAAAAAAGCGAGGGATTTAATCAACGCACAGATGGAAGATTTTATGCAAAACGGGAAAATCAACCCCGTAGCCGGAATTTTTCTGATGAAAAACAATATGAACTACACCGACCAACAGGAAGTGGTCTTGAAGCCCGAAAATCCGCTTGGAGAAGCCAAAGACCCGGAGGAGCTGCGCCGGAAGTACCTGGAAGATGTGTATGGGGCTGACGCGGACAAGATTATTGATGCGGAGGCGAGCGAGAAATGACAAAAGAACTGACCGAGGCTCTTAACGCGGTGCTTGAAATCATCATGCGTGAAAATCCAAATGCAGTCAGAGCAACCGTTGAGTTTGAAGCGCCAGGCGTATGCACCGTTGAAGTGGAATCGAAAGAAGGAATCCTGCTTAAGCGACTATAGCGACTATGAAAATGCCCCCGGAGGTCTTGCGACTTTCGGGGGATTTCTCTGCGACTTTGACAGCGACTATGGCTTGCGACTATGATTTTCAGAAAATGGCCTCCGACTATGACCCGCTCACCCGGCCCGGTTCTCCCTCCCCTGCCCTGCCGAAAAAGCCCAGACATCTGCCCGCTACCAAATTCCGGCCCATATCGGCGTGGCCTGCCATAGGCAACCGCCCCCTGACCCCCTGGGCCTACACCGCCACGGCCCGCCACACCGCCCAGGACGGCACAAAATCCCGGACGTGGTGCAGCTTGCCGCACCTGGAAAACGGCCTGTACAAGCTCTGTACAGCCCTTGCAATAGCGGTATTGTGCGCCACCTATACCGTGACGGCACTAGAAAGCCAATGCAAGCCGATAATGTAGGCGAACGGCAAATGATACCACCGAAAAATAAACCGCTTAGAAAGTCACTAGAGCCTCCACACGGGCAGGGCGTAAAAAAGCCCGCCACAATGGGCGGGATAGGTGGAACGGCGTGATGACAGATCGGGGCAAAAGAAAAGCCCCGGAAAAATCCGGGGGCTATGTATCAGGTGTGGCCCCAGTTACTCCCGGGGTCTGAGCTGAAAGCACCGGGGAAGTTGTTGAAATCTGAGAACATGGCCCAGTCAGGCTCTCCCGTTTCGGGGTCGCTGGCATCATCGGGAAGCATATCTTGTGCAACCACACCGGCAATGATATGGCGGCGGCGGCGTTCCTGGGCGGTTTTCATGCTCCATGCATACTGGGCGGCCTCATTTGCCTCCTGAGCGGTCAAATAAACCTCCTGGAACCAGTCTCCGTCTCCAATGGGCATATCAACAACAACATAACGTTTTTCCATTTTCGTTTCCTTTCTACCCTTTTCCCTGGGCGGCGGGTTTTTTTATTCTACCCCGTTTCGGCGGGGTTTGCAAGAATTATTTGCCGTACCGCCCCCGGATAACCAGGGGCATTCCTTATGAATTAAACGATTTCTACACCCAATTTTTTTGCAGCGGCAAAAGCGATAGCTTCAAATGTGTCACCGTCTGCCGCTGCCCACTCTGTCACCATGCCAGCAGCAGAGCAAAGAGCTTCTAAGTCTTCCGGGTTCCACTCTGCCGCCGTGCGGATTTTTTCAGCAAGTGCCAAAATATCGGATCTTTCCATTTTTTATTCCCCTTTCCCCCGGCCTATGCCAGGATAAAACCATTATATCAATCATTTTTTGCGTTGTCAACGTTAACAAATATGGCGGTTTTACCGCCCTATTGCCACGAAAAGCGGCTTAATTGCTGTTTTTTAGGATTTCCGCCAAAACCATCAGCGGGAAAAGTAGGATCACAAGCAATGCCACGGTTACACCCCCCTTTTCAGTTGGCCTTATATATCCATTGCCCAACGCGAACAACGTCGCATTTGTAGCCCCAAAAATTACGGCGCATTCCCGCAACGTTTCCGGATACGTGAATACATGGGCAATTCACAACGTCCTTATTACCGCCCGCATTTATCCACGCTTTCAATGATTTATAATAACGGCCTTCTGTTTTCATAACTTTTTACCCCCCTATGCAAATGTAAATCTACGGGTTTCCGCTGTTTTTGTGTACCGGGCGGCAACGTCCGGCAAATCCTTTTTTAGGGCGGCGGTGTCCACCCTGGAGCTTGCAACGGTCCTGTATGTCGCCTTGTGTTCCGCCCCTACTAGGGTATCCACCCCGGCGGCGGTCATTTGGGCTTTAATCTGGTCTTTCAGGGCCTCCACCATGGCGGCGGCCTCCTCCTGCATCCGGATATACTGGGCAAGCTCTGCCATTGTTGCGTTTATGTCCATATTAGTACCCCCTCCGTGCGTTGTACTCGTCCTCTATGACCTCGTCTAGGTGGCCGGAAACGTCCCAGTCAAGCGGGTATTCTTCGCGGTCCGTGCCCCATGCCAGCTTAACGGCACGTTCGGCGGTGTCCACCCAAACCGTGGGGCCGCCCAGGGTTACATAGATTTTAGCTGCCTTGTAATCCAGATTGCTATCGACGGTGTATTCCACATCCAGGGCATCGGCCAGCCAGTCATACAAGCCTATCTGCTCCATCTCCTCACCACAGCTGTGGCAAACCTCCGGGCCGATGCTTATTGCCTCTGTAGTCTCGCCGCATTCCGGGCACTTCCACATGCTTCCGGCATCGTAGGCCTCAATCTCGTCAACGATGCGTTTGCAATACTGTCTGTTTTCTTCCATGATTATTTCCTCCTTGCATTCTTCCGGGGGCCGTGCTACAATGTGTAGGCCTCCTTGTGTGGTGCGTCCCGGGCTTCCTACGGCCTCCGGGGCGCTTTTTGTTTGGCTGCCTGGTATCGCTGGGCTTGCGGCTGTAATCTGTTTTGCGGGGTGTGCAGCGGCCACCCGTGCGGGCCTTGCCCAGGGGTTCCGGCTCCCTGGTGCCCGGTGTCTCTCCATCCGTGCCGGTTTGGTGTGTGGTTTTTGATTACGGTGATACTATAGCACGATTTACCGTAAATGTCAATATGCAAATCAAGATTTATCGTAATTTTTACCGTATTTTTCAGCCCAGGGGTTTCCAGGGTTTGGGCTGCCCGGCACTGTCCAGCGGTTCCGGCTGCTGCTGGATAGCACCGGGGGCGGGGGTATGCTGGATCAGGCCAGGCGGTGGGTTAGCCCTCCGAGTACCGAAAACAGAAAAAAGCCCCTCCCCTCTCCAAAATCCCGCAAAAATAAAAAAGGAACCACCAATCCTAAAAAATCGCCAAAAATCAAAAAGGGAATTTATGCAGTCATACAAAAAGAGTTTACGGTATTGACTTCATGCCGTAATTATGGTAATATGTTATCGTAACAAAAGGAGGTAAGCGGATATGAAGAATGTCATTGCTTATGTGAGAGTTAGCACCGATGCTCAGGCTATGGGCGATAAGTTTGGCATCGAAGCGCAGAAGGAACTTATCACAAACTACTGCGAAAGCCATGATATGGTGGTATCTGAGTGGTTCGTGGATAAGGGCGAAAGCGGCGTAAAAGAAAATCGGCCTCAGTTGGATGCCATCCTTTACGGAGAAATGAAGAATCCCCCTATCGAGGCCGTAGTTGTTGCCAAGTCTGACCGCATGGCAAGAGACATCAAGCTATATTATTACTTTATGATGCTGCTTGAAAAGCGTGGAATGAAGCTAATCAGTGCAACAGAGGAAGTAGTCAATGACGATACCGGCTTAGGAAACGTCTACAAGGCTCTCATGCTGTTTGTGGCAGAGCAGGAGCGTAACAATATCACCAAGAGAACAAGCGGTGGCCGTGCTGTTAAGTCGGCTAGTGGCGGCTACAGCGGTGGTAGAACACCTTTCGGATATAGAGCAGAAAACCGCCAAATGGTCATTGTCCCGGAGGAAGCAGAAACGGTTCGTGAAATCTTTAGGATGAAAGATGACGAAGGCATGACATATCGAGATGTGACAGATGCACTAAACCGTTCCGGGAAACTGAACAAAAGCGGGAAACCGTTTATTATCAGCACAGTTCAGACGATCTATGAAAACAAGAAAGTTTACCAAGGGTTCTATCGCTACGGAAAGCGTTCTAACAAGGATGCTGAATGGGTAAAAGGTCAGCACGAACCGATTTTGAAGGAGGAATAACCGTGGTTTCAAACGAAATGGCAGTATATATTCTACTGTCCTGTGCAATATTTGGTGGCCTCGGAATCATCACAATCGTTGTCTCTGCATTTGCGAAGAAAGATGCTACGTTTTATCTTGGCCTAGTTATGTTTGTGATTAGCATGGTTGCGGTTATTTGCCTTGTGGTTATTATGCAAAACCAGCAGGAAAAAGCCGAAAAGGCAGCAGTGGAAACAACGGAGCTAGAAACAGAACCAGAAGAAACGATTGTTGACGGATGGTCTGGGGATGTTTCGGACGGAGCGCAAATGGTACTGCGGCAAATTGCAGAGGACATGGCAAAGAAGATTGCGCAGAATCCTAGCACCGTAAAAATGAGCCTGTTTTCTGCCGGGTATGCGAAAAACGGTCATTTGTATGCCGTCCAGCAAGAATTTTCCTGTTCCAATCTTATGGGAGTGTCTGAAACGCACATTGTAAAAGTCGTTTGCGAGTCCAACGCAGATGAAAGTAAAATCCAGCCGTTTGAAGTTTGGCTGGACGGGAATCTTGTGTATTCGCAGGAACGCAAATACGTAGAATGAGGTGGCTTATGTGGATAGTTTTAATCATCCTATTCCCCATCATGGTTCTAGTGGAACTTCTACGCCACAAATAGGAGGCTCAACATGACAACAGAAGATGTCGTTGCAGAATACCAAAAATGGAACAGCATCAAAGAAACGGCCCGGAGGCTGGATGTTTCCCATGGTGTTGTCCGAAAGTGCCTGATTACCCATGGGCTGCTGGAAACACCGCTCACGCAGACGGTTGCGGAGCTTATAGAAGCAGGAGTTCCACAGAACGAGATCGCAGAGCAGCTGGGCATTTCTACGTCCTGGGTGAATATCAACACGCCCTATGAGCGTGGTATTATGATAACACCAAGCCAGACGGTGAATGCGCAAAGAATCCGGAAGTGCCGAAAGAAGAAACTGGCGTGCGCAGATGCCGAAAAAGTAAGTGAGGAGGATTGACATGGCACCGAATGAGCTGATAAACCGATACAGAATCAGACTGGATATTGAGTACAGGGGCGGAAAGCGCACCCCCACCGGTAAGCTTTATATTGCTGACGGTTTGCCTGCAAGAGAGAATGGTGATTGGGAAAAGATTGTTTCCGCAAAAGAGAAAATAAAGACTATTCTGCTTCGAGAGTTTGAAGAAGAGCAGCGGGCAGCGGAAGAACGAGAGGAAAAAATCAATGCCATCCCCGGACTGAAAGAAATTCAGGCCGCAAAAGAGGACTTGGAGAACTGGCAGTATGAGTTTGAGGAAAGCTTCAAGGATGTAGGAGGCATGGGTGTTCGTCCGAAGCCGCAGTACGATTTCGAGGAACTGTACAGAAAGTATTCGAGAGCAAGCGCATATCTGAAAGCGGAGGCCTACAGCCGTGCCGCAAATTATGCGAAAGCATCTGCCGGGAAGAAAGCACTTGAGCGGGTCATAAACGGTGAGGATTGTGATACCGTTCTGGCAGAAATGGAAGCAGAGTGGTCAGCGTATTGTGATGAACATATATGGGATTAAATAAACCTCCTGCAAGGGCAGGAGGAAGCCGAGGGGCTACTTACACAGAAATGTGTGGGTAGCCCTTATTTTTATACCGAAAGGAGAAAACCACATGGATTATGGAAAATTATCTACCTCCATTCTGGGTGCGATAGAGCGGAAACCAGAGGACATTGGAGCCTACGAGGATTTATTCTCGGTCTGCCAAACATGGGCGCAGGAGGACTTCAAGGCGGCTCACAGGGCGAATAAGCGGCTGCGGGATATGTGTTCGCAGAAAATGGCCACGGCCTCCATGTCCAAGGTGGAGGGGTTCTACAGCCAGTGGAGGAGGAGCTTGCTATTTGAGGCTCCCTATGATTTTGACAGTTACTTGCTGTATGCCGAGATCAACAGACAGGCGAAAAAGCGGTTCTATCAGCCAAGGCGGGCCAAGTTAAAGCCGGTTGTTGATTCTCTGCAAGCGTTGTGTGGGGATGATGAGCTGGATATGCTGGCGGTCAGCCTTCCCCCTGGTGTTGGTAAGACCACGCTTGCCGTGTTTCTGTTGACCTGGGTCGCTGGGCGTGATCCAAACAATCCGAACCTGACGGGCAGTCACTCCAATTCCTTTGTCCGTGGCGTGTATGATGAGTGTTTGCGGATATTTGACCCCAAGGGGGAATATCTATGGCATGATGTGTTCCCTACCGTCCAGGTATCCAACACCAACGCCAAGGATTGCCGTATAGACCTGGACAAGCGGCAGCGGTTTGAAACGCTGGAATTTACCTCTATCGGAACGGGCAATGCGGGCTTGTACCGTGCGGCGAACCTATTGTACTGCGATGACCTGGTATCCGGTATCGAGGTTGCGCTATCCAAGGAACGGCTGGACAAGCTGTGGGAAATCTACACCACGGACTTGCGGCAGCGTAAAATCGGAGACCACTGTAAGGAGCTGCACATTGCTACCCGGTGGAGCGTACATGATGTGATCGGACGGCTGGAACGAGAGTATGAGGGGAACCCCAGGGCAAAATTTATCCGGATTCCTGCCATGAACGAGGATGATGAGAGCAATTTTGACTATGAGTTCGGCGTGGGCTTCTCCACCAAGTTCTACCGGGAGCAGCGGGATATTATGGATTCGGTCAGCTGGAAAGCACTGTATCAAAATGAGCCTGTAGAAAGAATGGGGTTGCTCTACCAAGAAAACGAACTCCGCCGCTATTTTGACCTTCCAGACCAAGAGCCAGATGCAATCATTGCCGCTTGCGATACAAAGGACAGAGGAACGGATTATTGCGCCATGCCGATTGCGTACCAATATGGTGACGATTACTATATTGAAGATTTTATATGCGATAATTCTAACCCGGAGATCGTGGAAGCAAGAATTGTGGCAAAACTGCTAAAGCACAGGGTTCAAGCTGCTCGTTTTGAAAGCAATTCTGCTGGTGGGCGAATTGCGGCAGATGTGCAAAAGCGTGTAAAAGAGGAAGGCGGAAGAACAAAAATCACGACAAAGTTCTCCACCACGAACAAAGAAACACGAATTATTATCGCCGCCGGATATGCCAAAGAGCATTTTCTTTTCAAGGACGAAAGCGCATACAAAGGCGATAAGGAGTATCGGCTTGCTATGAGTATGCTATGCGGCTATACAATGGCTGGCAAAAACAAAAATGATGACTTAGTGGACAGTATCGCAATGCTGGTTGACTATTCAGAATCTTTCAGGCTGGCAAAGGTTGAAGTAATGAAAAGACCATTTTAAGGAGGTTTTGTTATGTCTGGGAAAAGGCACGGAATGAGCCATACGCCAATTCACGATATATGGTGCGGGATAAACAACAGATGCAATCCAAATCATACTCATTCGGAAAGATACGGAAAGCGTGGCATAACCGTGTGCGCAGAGTGGGCGGTGTTTGAGAATTTCCGGGATTGGGCGTTTGCGAATGGATACAAAGAGGGCCTCACAATAGAGCGCAAGGATGTAAGCGGAAACTATTGCCCGGAAAACTGCACATGGATTCCACTTGCGGAACAAGCAAGGAACAGGAGAACAACCAGGTGGGTGGAGTATTGTGGCAGGAAAATGTCTCTTGCGGAAGCGGCTGAAATAGCTGGGCTTCCATACAAACAAGTCCACTTCCGCATTAAGCACGGGTGGAGCGTTGAAAAGGCACTGTCAGAGCCGTTAAAAGGAAACTCAAGTTCACTAAGAAGCCGGTGTGAAAAAGCAGGGATTAACTACAACACTGTGTACAATCGAGTGCATTCTCTTGGGTGGAGCGTTGAAAAAGCAATCACTACACCATCCAAGGGAAAAGGAGCTAACCAGCATAGTTATGAATAGTTCGCCCAGAGCCTTAACGGGGCTGTGGTGGAAGTATTTTCCAGGCCGTTCTAAAATAATGCTTGACTCGTTGCTAGCAATGGTATATAATGGTGCTAGCAACAAGGAGGTGAGATTGTGGCTGAAAAAAGCCGTGCTGAGTATTACCGCAAGCGGCGTGAAACCATTGGACAATTCAGCGTTCCGGTTCAAAGGGACAAGTTGGATGCTCTAACAAAGAAGCTGGACGAAAAAGGGCAGACGAAAACGCAATGGTTGAATGACAAGATTGACGAAGAACTCAGCAAAAAATAGGGTGTTGGCGGCCTAGCAAACCACACCAACACCCTATCGACCCCAGAGGTTTCCCGCTGGATAAATCCATTCTATCACAAGTGGAAACCTCTATCAAGTAAATAATTTTATGGAGGTTTTTATGAACAACGAAATCAAGGTGTTCAGCAATGAGGAATTTGGCTCTATTCGCAGAGTTGAGATTGATGGCGAATATTGGCTTGTCGGCAAAGACGTTGCACAGGTGCTTGGATACAAAAATCCGCAAGAAGCAATTCGCACCCACGTTGATGACGATGACAAAGGGGTGAGCGAAATCCTCACCCCTGGTGGCAAGCAAAACGTTCCTATCATCAATGAATCCGGCCTCTATTCCCTGGTGCTTTCCAGCAAGCTCCCCTCTGCAAAGAAGTTCAAGCGTTGGGTCACAAGTGAGGTTATTCCCTCTGTCCGCAAGCACGGAGCCTACATGACCCCGGAAACGCTGGAAGCGGCGATTCTGAACCCGGATTACCTGCTGAAAGTGGCAACCGCTCTGAAAGAGGAAACGGACAAGCGGAAAGCCCTGGAATCCAAAGTCCAGGCCGATGCACCGAAAGTCCTGTTTGCGGATGCTGTAGCCGCCTCCAAGAGTACCGTCCTTGTGGGAGAACTTGCGAAGATTCTCAAACAGAACGGCGTGGACATGGGTGAAAAGCGGCTGTTCCAGTGGATGCGGGACAACGGGTACTTAATCAAGCGGGCAGGAACGGACTACAATATGCCTACCCAGGCAAGCATGGAGCGCGGCCTGTTCCGGGTCAAGGAGACAGTTGTAAGCCACAGCGACGGGCATACCTCTGTGAGCAAAACACCGAAGGTCACAGGAAAAGGGCAAGAATACTTCCTGAATAAGTTTTTGCAGGAGGGTGAAAAGGCATGATTGACGTTCACACCTCTAACAAGCTGTGGCTGGATGCCAAAATGGCACAGTCCACCGTTGAAATGTTGTCGGATATGATGTCTGCGGACTGCGACCAGGAATCAGGCAAGCTGATTCTTAGCTGCAATCGGTTAGACCAATACACGAATGTCCTTACCCTTATTTCCTCCAAAATGGAGGAAATGGCAAGCATTCTTGGAAAAGGATAAAAACTGAATATTTGGTGTGAGCGCATTTGGGTGTAGGGAACTTCACCCGATGCGCTTTGTGCTTTTGGTGGCGAATGGCTTAGTGAACATAAATTTACTTTACAACCATTCGCCACTTATGATACAATGATACGAGAGAACATATAAGGGGGGTGCGGGAAACGGCGAGCAGGAAGTTATTCGGGCGGCGGGTGATTTATACCGAGGTGACAGAAATCAACGAGGGCAATATCATCGATGTGCTGCAAAAGGCGCTGTTTACGCACCTGCAAAACCAGTCGGAAATTGACTATCTGTACCGGTACTACCGGGGCGACCAGCCGATTTTGGGGCGGAAAAAGGAAGTTAGGCCGGAAATCAACAACATGATCGTGGAGAACCGGGCCAACGAAATTGTTTCCTTCAAGACCGGCTATCTTGTGGGCGAGCCTATCCAGTATGTGAGCCGGGGCAACGACGAGGCGGCGGCTTCCGAAGTTCTGACGCTGAACGATTATATGCTTTCCGAGGACAAGCAGGCCCAGGACAAGGAGCTGGCGGACTGGATGCACATTTGCGGCACTGCCTATCGGATTGTGCTGCCGGACGCACTGGCGGACGTGGAGGAGGACGAAGCCCCCTTTGAAATCTTCACCCTTGACCCCCGGTTTGCCTTTGTAGTGTACTCCGTAGGGCTGGGGCACAAACCCATGATGGGGGTTCGGTATGTGGTCAAGGAGGACAAGACCATTGTGTTCTCCTGCTGGACGCAGGACCGGTATTTTGAGGTATGGAACACCTGGGACGTGATTCACAGCGAGGACCAGATTTTGGGCATCCCCATCATCGAATACCCGCTGAACCAGGCCAGGCTTGGAGCCTTTGAAATCGTGGTGCCACTGCTGGATGCCATCAACATGACAGAGAGCAACCGGGTAGACGGCGTGGAGCAGTTTATCCAATCGCTGATGCTATTCCATAACGTTGACATTTCCAGCGACGATTTTGACAAACTGCGGGATTTGGGAGCCATCAAGTACAAGGACATTGATGCCACCCTGAAAGCGGAAATCCAATACTTGACCTCCGAAATGAACCAGACCCAGACCCAGACGCTGGTGGACAGTATGTATGAGACCGTGCTGACCATCTGCGGGATGCCGAACCGGAACGGCGGCACTTCTACCTCCGACACCGGGACGGCGGTGATCATGCGGGACGGCTGGTCTGCTGCGGAGGCCAGGGCGAAGGATACGGAGCCGGTATTCAAGAAATCCGAAAAAGAGTTCCTGAAACTGACGCTGCGCATCTGCCGGGACATGGGGAACCTGAGCCTGAAATTGTCCGCTCTTGAAATTAGGTTCACCCGTAGAAATTACGAGAACATTGCCCAAAAAGCCAGCGTGCTTACCACAATGCTTGGCTGCGAGAAGATTGCGCCGGAGCTGGCGTTTACCCACTGCGGCCTATTTTCCGACCCGCAGCTGGCCTACAAAATGAGCCTGCCGTACATCGAGAAAGCGGAAAGCGCAAAGCAGGCTGCGGCGAATGGAGGGAACCAAAATGGAACAAGAAGTGAAACCAGCACTGCGGATGACAACCAAGGAAATCAGGGCGATTGAGGAAATCATCCACCGCCGGAACCAGGCCGAGATCAAAGTCGAACAGGGCCAGCTGGTGGTCATTGAGATTCGCCGGAAACGGGTCAATTAAATATCTCACGGCTCATCTAGGGATGAGCTAAGAGCCGATGGGCTATCGATACCGAAATGGTATTGGTAGCCCATTTTTTGTTTGTTCGGGGGATTAGCTCAGTCGGAAGAGCGCCTGACTGTTAATCAGGAGGTCATTGGTTCAAGCCCAGTATTCCCCGCCATCCTCCTAAAGGAAGCCCGGAAACGGGTAAAGCGGCTCCCGTGGGCCGAAATCACGGGAATATGGGCGGTGCGCATAACGGAATTATTGCGGGCAGGATACGCCGATTGTGGGTTCAAGTCCCACACCGCCCTCCATCAACGGCAGAGAAGCCGAAAATCGCAAGAAAGTTCAGAGAAGAACTAAAAACGCAGAAAGGAAGTAAAAACAATGGCAAAAATCGACATTTCTAAGATTGACGGATTCGACAAGATGACCCCGGAGGAGAAGATCGCCGCCTTGCAGGGGTTTGACTTCCCTGACCCGGATTATTCCGGCTATGTGAAGAAAGACCTGTATGACAAGGCCGCTTCCGATGCTGCAAGCTGGAAGAAGAAGCACAACGCCCTTCTTTCCGAGGAGGAGCAGAAGAAGCAGGAAGCGGATGAAAAGTGGGCCGACATGGAAAAGGAGCTGGCCGGGCTGCGGAAGGAAAAGACCGTTTCCCAGTACACCGCACAGCTTTTGAAGCAGGGCTATGACGAGGCTCTGGCGGCATCCACGGCGGCGGCTATGGAATCCGGCGACATGGGCACGGTTTTTGCCAACAACCAAAAGTTCTTGGAAGGGTACAAAAAGCAGGTCATTGCAGACCAGCTGAAAAGAACCCCCCGGGGTGCTGACGGGGGTACCGGCGGAACGATGACAAAAGAAACGTTCCGAAAAATGTCCCCCAGCGAACGCTTCGCGTATTCCAAGGAACACCCGGAGGAATACAGGGCACTTTATGAAACAGGAGGTAACGAATAAAGAATGGCACATACAATCTACGACAATTTCTACCTGTCCAACGAGGTAGAAGACCAGTTCAATTCCCATCTGGACTTGCAGCGGTTCTGCACCGTTGACAACAGCTTGGTGGGCACTGCGGGTATGCTCCGCAAAATCCATGTCTACAGAGCCACCGACGGCACCGAGAAGCTTGCAATGGGCGTTGGCAACAGCAAGAGCATCGATGTTTCCTACACCGAGCAGGAATACAGAATCCAGATGGCTCAGAACAGGTTTAAATACTACGACGAGCAGGAAATGACCGACCCCATGCTGGTTCCTGTGGGCACCAGGCACATGGGAACCGACATGTTCAACACCGTCAACGGCGACGTTTACGGCGAGTTCAAGAAGGCCACCATGGCCGTCGCCGCTTCCAAGTTCAACTTCGCTGCCTTTGCGGACGCTGTGGCGAACCTGAACATTGAGAGCACCGACAACGCACCGGAAGACCTGGCCCCCAGAGCTTTTGCGTTCATCAACCCCGTAGACACCGCCGAGCTGCGGAAGAACCTGGGCGAGGAACTGAAGTACGTGGAGGCTTTCACCCGGAGCGGCTATGTGGGCACCGTGGCCGGTGTCAGCGTGTACACCAAGAAGGATGCGGACAAGGGCACCGTTGTGGTGGCTACCCGTGAGGCCGTGACCATCTTCAACAAGCGGGGCACCGAGATCGAGCAGAAGCGGGAGCCCAACACCCGCGAGAACGAAATCTACTCCCGGAAGTATTACCTGGTGGCTCTGACTGACGCTACCAAGGCGGTGCTTATCAAGAAGGGCACCGCTGCCGCTTCTACGGACGAAACCGTTCAGAGCGGAAAGACCTACTACAAGCAGACAGACGCCGGTTATATCGTCGGCAAGCCCACCACCAACCCCAAGACTGAGGGCTTCTTCGAAATCACCTGATAAGCTGGGAAGGAGGTAAGGAACCGTGTTGGAAGCGGAAAAAATCGAACTTGTGAAAGCCATGACGGGAGAGACCAACGAAAGCACGGTTTCTGCCTACCTGGGGCTGGCCGGGAACAAGATCTGCCGCAAGGCGTTCCCTTTTGACCCTACTGTGACGGAGGTGCCGGAGCAGTATGGGTTTACACAGGTGGAGATCGCCGTGTATCTGCTGAACAAGCGGGGGGCTGAGGGTGAGACGGCCCACAGCGAAAACGGCATTTCCCGCTCCTACGAGGACGGAGACATCCCCCCTACCATGCTGCGGCAAATCGTTCCTATGGCGGGGGTGCTGTGATGAAGACCATGGAGCGGAACAAGGTCGGATTCTTTTATCTGCTTTACGACCGGAAGGAGCCGGTCACTGACGAAGACGGAAACGAGACCGGAGAAGAGACTGTGGTATATAAGCCCGCCGTTTCCTTCCGGGCCAACGTGTCGGCGGCCACCGGCGCTTCCCAGGTGGAGCAGTTTGGCAGCCTCACGGGGTATGACAAGGTCATCGTTACGGACGATATGACCTGCCCCATTGACGAGAACTCCGTACTGTTTCTGGATAAGCGTCCGGAATACGGAGAGGATGACGGGCAGCCCCTGTATGACTATATGGTCAGGCGGGTTGCGAAGTCACTGAACTCCATCTCCATTGCCGTGACGAAGGTGAGCGTGTCGTGAGCTACAAGAAAGTTGTGGTGCCCTTGTCGGTGCCTGGCGTTCAAAAGCTCCAGGACGAACTGAAAATCTACCAGCGCTGGCAGAAGGAAAAGGCTGTGGAGCTGGCACAGAGGCTTGCCATGCTGGGCGCTTCCGTGGCTTCTATCCGGTTTTCCAGAGCCATCTACACCGGCCCAAAGAACGCCGCCGTTACCGTTGAGGCCATCCCAAAGGGCTACAGGGTGAAAGCAAACGGGGAATCCGTTCTGTTCATCGAATTTGGCTCCGGCGTGACCTACGGCAGCGGCCATCCAGAGGCCCAGGAGTTTGGCATGGGGCCTGGGACATACCCAAATGGCAAAGGGCACTGGGATGACCCCAGAGGCTGGTATTTGCCCAAAGAGAAGGGCGGCGACCACACATACGGAAATCCTCCTGCAATGCCCATGTATGAGGCGAGAAAACAAATTGAGCAGGAGCTTCCGAGAATCGTCAAGGAGGTATTCAGTCTATGATCGATATTGAGAAGCTGGTATACACTCCCATTGCTGAGTCCCTGCGCAAGCGCTTCAAGGGAATCACTGTCTCCGGCGAATATGTGAACGCACCGCCCAAGTTCCCCTACGTGAGCATCGTAGAGCAGGACAATTATATGTCCACAAACCGCCTGGACAGTGGCAGCAGTGAAAAATTCGCAACGGTGATGTATGAGGTCAATGTGTATTCCGACAAGGCGGGCAGCAAAAAATCCGTTTGCCGGGAGATCATGGGGGCCGTGGACGAAATGCTCTACAAACGGAATTTTACACGAATTTCTCTGTCCCCTGTTCCGAACATGGAAAACGGAACGATTTACCGTCTTGTTGCCCGGTATCGGGCGGAGACGGATGGAAACAATATTTATAGGAGGTAACTTATATTGGCAATTTCTACATATAAAGTCTTCCTTATGAAAATGAAAAAGGGAAGCACCGGCAACACCTACGAAAAGCTCATTGACATCAAGGAGTTCCCTGATCTGGGCGGCGATCCGGAGATGCTGGAAACAACTACCCTGTCTGACAAGATGCAGACCTACATCGCCGGTATCCAGTCTCTGGACGCGCTGGCGTTCACCGCGAACTACACTCTGACTGACTACAAAACGCTGCAAGCGCTGGCTGGAAAGACCGAGAGCTACGCCGTATGGTTCGGCGGCGAAGAGACCGCCGGCGCCCTGACGCCTAACGGCGAAAACGGCAAGTTCAAGTTCGACGGTCAGCTGACGTGCTACCCTACCGGTGGCGGCGTCAACGAGGTCGTTGACCTGAACATTTCCATTGCACCGTCCACGCCCATTGAGTTGGACGACGCGGCCTGAGCCAAAACACAGACCACACATTTTTAAGGAGGATTAGCGATGGCTAAGAAAATCTGCATTCCCTACAACGGCAAGAAGTACACGCTGGAATTCACCCGCTCCACGGTTTCCGCCATGGAGAAGACCGGGTTTTCCATCAATGAAATCGGTGACAAGCCTGCTACCATGATCCCCATGCTGTTCAGCGGGGCTTTTGCGGCGAATCACCCCAACACCAAGGTCGCTACCATCAACAAGATCTATGACGGCCTGAGCAACAAGTCCGGCCTTGTGAAAGTGCTGGCGGAGATGTACTCCGAGGCAGTGTACACCCTGCTTTCCGACGACGAGGAGGAAAACGAGGGAAACCCCGGCTGGGAAGCAGTAGAGTAAGCGAACTTCTTTCCGACAAAGGAGGGGGCGGGGATTCCCCTGCCCCCTCTCACGCTTACACAGAGATCTTCAAGAAGGTATTCCCCTACTACCTGGCCATCGGTATGACATACGACCAGTTCTGGAATCAGGACGTGGAACTTGTCAAGGCGTACCGTGAAGCCAACAAAATCAAAAGAGGCCTGAAAAATCAGGATATGTGGATGCAGGGAGCCTACATTTACGAGGCCATATTGGACGCGGCCCCTGTTCTGCGGTTCAGCTTCAATAAGAAGCCACCGAAGCCAATCCCCTACCGGGAGCAGCCATATGAGCTACGCACCGGGCAGCGGAATCAGGAGGCGGGGAAGTCTGAGGAGCTAACAAGGCAGGAAAAGAGCGACAAAAAGGCAAAAGCCATGATGGAGATGTTTATGGTATCCATCAATAAGAAATTCGAGAAAAATGGCGGTGAAGGGAATGGCTGACAGTGTGGAAATGCAGGGCATTGAGTTTCAAATTGTAAACGACAGCACTGGCGCGGCTGCCGGCATCGAGGTTCTGGCAAAGAAGCTCTCGGAGCTGAAATCGGCCATCAGCGGTTCCAGCACTGCCCTATCTAAGGTCGCTGACGGCGTTTCACAAATCAATAATGCGGTAAACGGCATGAACACGGGAGATTTCGCCAACAAAATGGGCAGAATCAGCACCGCGCTGGGGAACCTGAAGACCCAGACGGACAGCCTGAAGATCTCTTCCTCCATCGGCAACCAGCTTTCGGAGATCAACCGGGCCATTGCGGCGCTGCCGGATGACCCGGGTGGCAAGCTGGGAAATCTGGCGAACGCCCTGCAGCCCCTATCCGAGCTTGGCCGGTCTAATATGACTTCGTTCATAAAACAGTTGAAAAAGCTGCCAGAGGTCACAGCAGAGCTTGAAAAGGCGGATTTGGACAAGTTCACCCAGCAGATGAAAGACTTGGCAGATGCCATGAAGCCGTTTGCAGATGAAATGAACAAGGTATCCTCCGGGTTCTCTGCATTCCCCAGCCGTATCCAGCGGTTGATCACATCGACTGAGCAGTACAACGGCACGGTAAAGCGGGCAACCACAAGCACAAATGCGTGGAGTTCTGCATTGAAAGGGCTTAGTTTTGCTGTAGTGTACCGTGCTGCAACGAAGCTGATCTCAAGCGCCATCCTGAAAGCTTCCGATTATCAGGAAACGCTTGCCATGTTTCAGGTGTCTATGGGCGAGTATGCAGAGGAAGCCTATAACTATGCTCAGAAGGTAAACGAGGTCATGGGTATTAACCCTGCCGAGTGGATGAAAAACCAAGGCGTTTTCCAGAGTATCATCACAGGTTTTGGCGTTGCTGGGGACAAGGCGGCAATCATGTCCAAGAACTTAACACAGCTTGGATATGACCTTTCTGCGTTCTACAATCTAAGCTTTGAGGAAACCATGCAGAAGGTTCGTTCCGGTATTTCCGGTGAACTCGAACCGCTCAGAAATTTAGGCTACGATCTGTCTGTTGCCCGTCTACAGCAGGAAATGGACGATTTAAGCGAGGCGGCAAAAAATCTCTCTGTTGATCTGTCTGATACATACTTGGAGCAAGAGCGTGTCAATTTAGGCATCAATAAGAGCGTTTCTAGCATGAATCAGGCTGAAAAAGCGCAGTTGCGTTATCATGCCATGATGACGCAGTTGACGACAGTGCAGGGGGCAATGGCAAGAGAGCTTGACAGCCCAATTAACCAGCTTAGAATCTTGCGTTCGCAGCTGGAACAGGCATCTCAAGCGTTCGGCAATTTGTTCATTCCGATTCTGAATAAGGTGCTTCCTCCTCTTATCGCCGTAGCTTCTGCATTGAGACAGGTGATTTCCGCAATCGCAAAGCTGTTTAACATCAAAATGGCCGATTCTGTTGACTGGGGAAAATCCTTTGGAAGCGCAGCCACAGGAAGCGGAGCTGTTGCAGACAATATGGGCAGTGCCGCCGGGTCTGCAAAGGAGCTGAAACGCTACCTTGCCGGTTTTGACGAACTGAATGTCCTGCCTGACCAAAGCAAGAGCGGCGGCGGTGGCGGCGCAGCTGGCGGCGGTGGTGGAATGCTTGACTTAAACCCGGAGGACTACGATTTTCTGGGGAAAGCAGTAACAGAAAAAGTTGACGAGTGGAAAAAGAAGCTACAGCCGTTCGTTGACTGGGTTAAGGACAATCTTGGCCTTATTTTAGAGGCGGCCGAAGGCATTGCAGCGGCGTTTCTTGCTTGGAAAATCTCTGATTCTCTTATATCTGGAATCGACAATCTTTCCGGATTTTTTAATGGTTTTCCCAAAGGCGGTCTGTTTGCGTTAGGAAGCATTGGGCTTATTTCCGACCTGAACGAGTTCATGAAAGCCCTGAAAGACATTCAGGAGAACGGAGCAAACTTCTCAAACGTAACAAAGGCTATCAGCGAATTTACAGGAATGGTTGCTGATATTGCAGCAATCAAAGGGCAATACGATATTGCGGGTGTTTTGAAACTTGTTCAGGGCGTCGGTGAAATCGTAAGTGCGATTAAAAGCATTGCGGACGATGGCGCAAATTGGTCTAATGTTCCGACCGTTCTCCGTGGCGTTTCTGATTTGATTATCGGCATTGGCGCAATGAAGAAGGATGTTCAGCTCATTGGCGTTGGATTCACGTTACAAGGCGTGATTACACTGACAGACGAACTGAAAGATCTTGTCAATGCGTTGAAGACCGGAGACTGGAGCGATGTAAGCTGGGGCACATTGGCTGTAGGCGCGGTCGAAACGGTCATCGGTTTCCTGGCAGCTACCGGGAAGCTGAAAACGATTGGGAGCACGGCGGCAGATTCTGCGTCTGTCGGACAAACGATACAGCAGGCGACACAGACGGCTGATACTCTGAGCACCGGGACAAGCACATTGACAGTGAAGATGGGAGACCTTGCCAAGAATGTTGGCCTTGGAGTTGTCGTCCTTGCGGAGGTTGCAGCGGGAACCATCATCTTCGCCGGTGCAATCGCTGTTCTCGGATGGGAACTGGACAAAGTCGGGCATGCATGGCAGCCTGTCATTGACAATGCTGGAACTGTTGCAATAGCCGTAGGCATTGGAACAGTCATGATTGTTGCCATTGGCGCGGCCTGCTTCGGTCTTGGAACGCTTGGCGCAACAGTAGCCGTGAACGTTGGGATAGGCGCAGCAATTCTTCTTGAACTCGGCGTAGCCACGGGGCTGTTCATTGCGGAAGTTTGGGCAATCGGAAAGGGCCTGGGCGAGGTTGGGAAAGCCTGGGAGCCTGTTCTGGATAATGGTGAGGATATCGCTACAGCAATCGGAATTGGTACAGGGCTTCTGGTCGGCGTTGGCATCGTTACCGCAGCATTGGGTGCGGCTACAGTTGGAACGGCTGGACTTCTGCCTGTTGCCATTGGGCTTGGAACAGCAATCCTTGTAGAGCTTTCCATAGCCTTCCTGGAATTCTCCGGAAGTTTGGTGGATGTGGCAGATGAGCTGAACGATAACCTCGCCCCATCTCTGCGGGATTTGAATGAGACGCTTCCTACTCTGAAATCGGATATGCATGATTTTACTGGTTTTATGACTGATTTTGCCACAGAAGTCTCTGATTACACGAAGAGCATGGGCAAAATCACTTGGGACAGCATCGTGAGCGGGTTCCGGAAGCTGTTTGCCGGGAACCCAATCAAGGGCCTTTCCGACAATGTTGGAACCATTGCATCCGACGCCTCAACGCTGAATGAGGAACTCACTACGGCGAACGAAGAGCTGCAAACCTCCATAACGCTGCTGACGGATTACGTTTCCTTTATGACAACCATGAAACAGCTTACAGGAGAAGCCGGAACCATCGAGCTTTCCACAGGCATTTTCACGAACCTGAAGGATGCTGGCTCCAAGCTTGTCACCGGATTCTCGGCAGGCATGGCAGAGGAAGCACCGACACTTGCGGCGGCCTTCAATGGAATTCTGACGGCGCAGAACACTTTCTCCACTCAGTTCCTGACCAGCTGGACAAGCCTTTGGTCAAGAGTAAGTATCTCCTTTGCCGGGTACTGGAACAATATTTTGGGGAATATGTCCGTCGGCCTGAACTCCATTATCTACGCAACGAACAACATTATTGCATCCATGAACGCACTGCTGCACCTCCTCGGGTATTCCGGAGGACTATCCTCTATTCCGAGCGTATCTATCCCACGCTACGCCGACGGCGGATTTGTAGACCAAGGCCAGCTCTTTATTGCCAATGAAGCCGGGGCGGAAATGGTTGGCTCCATCGGGCGCAGAACCGCCGTTGCCAACAACGACCAGATCGTGGAGGGCATCACCTACGGTGTTCGGGAAGCCAATGACGATGTTGTGACCGCCATCTACGCCATTGGGCAGCAGGTCATCGCCGCCATGCGTGAGCAAGACAGCGGGAGCGGTGGAAGCTATGATTTTGACCGGGCCGTGTATGAGGCCCAGCGCAGGAATGCGCGGGTATACGGATAATGCGAAAGGAGAAATGAAAACGGCATGAAGATGATGCTCAAGGTCAACGGCGTGGACTTCATGCCGTTTATCGCCAAACAAGGCGTGAAGTGGCAGCGAAACGACATTGACGCGCCCAATTCCGGGCGCACCATGGACGGGCAGATGCAGCGCGGCCGGGTGGCGACCAAAATTCGGCTGGACATCACCTGCCGCCCGCTGAAGGCGGAGGAAGCGAGGCTTGTGCTGAACACCATCCTGCCGGAATATGTGCACGTTGACTACTACGATCCCATGAGCGGGTACAGGAGCGGCGTTACCATGTACTCCAACAACAACCCGGCTTCCTTCCTGATTGAAAAGCCGGAGGATGACTGGTGGAGCGGGATCACGTTCCCGCTGATCGAGAGGTAACGCCATGCAGCAAACCTCTGATACCTACAAGCGCATTATTCAGGGCAGTCACTGGTTTGAGACGTCCGTCACTCTTGGCGATTCAGGCAGACTGGTGGACGGCTCTGGAGATCTGATTACCTTCGGCGGAGACGCTATTCTGGTGGACACCAGCGGCCCGGAATCCGGGTTCCGGGAGGATGCGCTGTTCTCCCTCAGCACGAAGAACCCATTCTTCAAGGATTCCTCGCCATGTGTGGGAGCGGCTACCTCCGGCACGGTGAGTATAGAGATGATCGCACCGTTCAATATCCCCAAAAAGGCGAGAATTTGCATATACTCCCGGGCCGTCAGCGACAGTGAAAAATCGGAATGGGTGCAGCAGGGTGTCTACTTCATTGACACACGGTCGCAGGTACATGATGAGCGCGGCTTTGACGTGCTGACCATTGACGGTTATGACGCCATGATGTTGGCTGAGGTCACCTACCCAAGCGACAGCCGGCACGATTACCCGCTGCTGGACAAGGACATGGTGCAGTTCATCGCCGATAACATGAAAATCGACGCGGGCGGCAGCGGCATTTCGGTAGACCCGCGGACGTGGGATATGATGACGGCTGGGTACAGTTTCCCTCTCCCCGCCGGCTACTCCATGCGGGAAGTACTCTGCATGATCGCGGCGGCCTACGCGGGGAACTTCGTGATATCCCCTACGGGAGAGCTGCGGCTGGT